TAGCGTTTCCGTGACCGCGCAGACCAAGAAGCTCAAAGCTAAGTGGACTCCGGAACTCGGTCAGGACTTGAATGCTTACCATAACCTCGACGCTGAAGTCGAGCTTACTAGCATTCTTTCTGAGCAGATTGCTCTAGAAATTGATCGTGAGATTCTTGAGGATCTGGTCAAGGGTGCTACTGCTGGTACTTATCACTGGTCGCGTCGTCCTGGTCGATTCGTCAATCGTTCGAACGGTACTGTGGTCGAAGATTGGGCAACTGGTGGTATTGATGATGCTGATAACTTGCTTGGTGCTGACTTTACCGGTAATGTTTCTGAATGGTATGAGACCCTTGTCGAGACCATTAATGACATTTCGGCGCAGATCCACAGAAAGACTCTTCGTGGTGGTGCTAACTTCCTGGTTACTTCACCGGAGGTTGCGAACATCCTTGAGTTTACTGCTGGGTTCCGTGCTGACGTCACGGCAGACTCTGACAAGGGTACTGTTGGTGCCGTAAAGGCAGGTAGTATTTCCAAGAAATGGGATGTCTGGGTTGATCCCTACTTCCCGCGTAACTTGGTTCTAGTTGGCCGTAAGGGTGGTAGCTTCCTCGAAAGTGGCTACGTATACTCTCCTTATGTCCCGCTACAGGTCACCCCGACGATCTTCGGTACCGAGGACTTCGTGCCCCGTAAGGGCGTGATGACTCGTTACGCTAAGAAGATGGTTCGACCTGATATGTACGGCCTCGTTGTTGTACAACATATGCTAGGTTAATAAAATAAAACCATAGGCTTAAGAAGCCCCGCTTCAGTTTTTCAATTGAGGCGGGGTTTTCTTTTATTCGAATACTAATTACAACATAAAGGAGGCATCATGAATGGCCGTACCAACGTTAACTCCAGCCAGTCAGGTAAGTGCGATCACGCTTCCGGTTACCGGAACAGAATCTAGAGCACAAGCAACCACATCATATCCCTTTGGTATGTATGCTGATGTTGGAAGTGACCTTTATGATACAAATTTTATATCTGGCGCACTAGATCAAGTTGCCTATACATATAAAAAACTTGGCGGTGATGTTTTAGATGTAGAACTAACGGAAGAGAATATATATGCTGCCTATGAAGAGGCGGTATTAGAATATTCATATATTATTAATATTTATCAAGGCAAGAGCGTATTAACAAATGTCCTAGGCGCCGCAACTGGTACTTTTGATCATGATGGTCATTTGACCGGCCCTCTTTCAGCAAGCCTGGAGGGCAAATCGCCAGCGGCTCTTAAATTTCCAAAATTTAATTTCGCATATGCAAGAAGAATTGGCGATCGTATGTCAGAAGAAGTATCTGCTGGCGGCCTGACGACTGAATATTCTGCTTCATTCGCCACCGGCGACAAACAACAAGAATATGATTTGCAAGCGTTGATTAAAGTAGCTAGTTTAGAGTCTGATTCTGCGTATTATAATCTGGTGGGTAATAAGAAAGTTACAATTAAGCAAGTTTATTTTAAAACTCCTCACGCAATGTGGAGATTCTATGGATATTATGGCGGGATGAATTCAGTGGGTAACTTGTCTACATATGGTATGTTCGCGGATGATTCTACGTTTGAAGTTATCCCCCCATGGCAAAACAAGTTGCAAGCCATGGCCTATGAAGATGCTATATACACAAGAAATTCACATTATTCATTTGAACTAAGAAATAACCTTTTAAGATTACATCCTGTTCCCACCACCACCACTCCACAAAGATTTTGGGTTCGCTTTACCGTTCAAGAAGATGTTTGGATAGAAAGTTCCACCAGCGAAACAGGATTGGACGGGGTTAACAACTTAAACACCCTTCCGTTTGCCAATTTGCCCTATAGGAATATTAATAGTATAGGCAAACAGTGGATAAGAAGATTTGGATTATCATTGGCAAAAGAAATGCTAGGCCAAATCAGAGGAAAATTTGCCACCATTCCAATTCCTGGAGAATCAGTCACCCTTAACGCTTCAGACTTATTATCACAAGCGAAAGAAGAGCAAGAAAAATTAAGAGAAGAACTAAAGACGATATTGAGCGAAATGACTTATGATAAGTTGGTTGAAACTGAATCTAAGATGATAAGCAATACAAACGAAGCTTTCAAAAATGTACCGGCCGGCGTTTTCGTTGGTTAAGGGGGTGAAATATGCCAGATGATTCAAAAAAATGGTCTCAGCCGGCCGCGCCGCCGCCGCCTTTATTTTTAGGCAAGAAAGAACGTGATTTAGTTAAGCAGGTAAATGATGAACTTATTGAGAGAGTAATAGGACAGCAGGTTTTATATTATCCGATAAGCACAAAACATACTGATTTTCATTCTTTATATGGTGAAGCAATTGAAAAGACATTTTTACCACCTATTCGTGTTTATGCACTAATAGAATGGGAAGGCATACAAACCAGTACAGATAAATATGGTTTAGACAAAGATACTAATATGACTGTTCATTTTCATAAAAGACGTTTAACTGAAGATCAAAATTTATTTGTTCGCGAAGGCGATTTTGTTTTGTACGGTAGTCTTTATTATCAAATAGTTTCTCTGCAGGAACAAAAACAACTATTTGGCCAAATTGATCATCGATTTGAAGTAACAGCGAAGTGTATTAGATCCAGAGAGGGTTTGTTCGATGCCAGTTGATGATAAACAAAAGTCTGTACGTACTGGCTTGGAAGACCCTTCGGTAATTAAAGAGATACATATACAGCCAGCGAATATTGAAAATATTGATTTCGCTTTGTACGACTACATCGATGGTTTAAATATATTCACCACAACCAACAAGGGGTGGAAAGAAACTCCTGTTATCTGGGTCACACCCGAGCGCGCCTTCCAAATCAAACACAATAAAGATTTTAGAAATATTGAAGGAGTTTTTACTTTGCCGGCCATCACCATTGAAAGGAGTTCAATAACAAAAGATTTATCAAGGAAAGGTGGTATTTTTGGAAATGCGCTAACAAACGAAAGAGGCGGAGCCATCACAATTGCAAGAAGAATAAATCAAGAAAAAACTCAGAAATTTGCAAATGCTGATTCTTATCGACTCAATAAACAAGATAATTTTCCAACAATTGGTGCCGGCAATAAAGTATCAAAAAATAAAAAAGTCGTATATCAGACGTATACAATACCTGCTCCAACATATATCGAATTGCTGTACTCTGTTACTTTAAGAGCGGAATATCAACAACAAATAAATGAAATGATTGAGCCGTTTATACGCATAGGCAGCCACATTAATTACGCTACTCTAGCTCGCAATAATCATAGATATGAGGCGTTTGTACAGCAAGATTTTTCCGTAGAGAATAATATTTCTAATTTAGAAGAAGGGGAAAGAAAGTACGAAACAAAAGTTGATATAAAAGTTTTGGGTTATATCATCGGCACAGGTAAAAATCAAGAGGGTTCTAAAATTATTGTTAAAGAAAACTTTGTTGATGTAAAAATAGGAAGAGAAAGAGTGGTAATGGGCGACATTCCGGGGACAACACAGAACTTGGAAAGCGATAAACAATTCAGAGATTAATTTAGAACTCTTATGGAGTTTGGATTTAAATGTTACTATTTATTAAAGAATTATAATATTAGCAACAAGCTTATACAAAACTAATTTTATATGTAAGGAGGCTAAGCAATGTCAGTCAAAAAGTTTAAATTTGTTTCACCAGGTGTTTTTCTAAATGAAATAGACAAATCACAAATTCCAAAGGCAGCCGTCGGGGTTGGGCCTTTGGTCATAGGTCGCTCTACGAGAGGCCCGGGCAATAGACCAGTACAGGTATCATCATATTCTGAATTTATACAAATATTTGGCTCGCCTAATCCCGGCGTCCCTGGAAAGGATATTTGGCGATCCACTGATGGATCCGCTGCGCCTACATATGCAGCATATGCAGCACAGGCTTGGCTGGCAAACAATTCTCCTCTGACATTTATGCGATTAGTTGGCAAAGCTCATGCTTCTGTGGCAACTGACTCAGCCCGAGCCGGTTGGTGGACTTGGGATGGCGCCACGAAAGGCTCAATGAAGACAGTTTCTGCTTCAGATACTGGCGGCGGCGCATATGGACTCTGGCTTGTTCCTTCCGCTAGCACCGACGACCCGCTAAATGGTATCGTCACGGCCTTCCCGACAACTGGCACACTGGCTGCTGTTTGGTATGTTGCAGAGGGCTCTGTTACCCTATCGGGTTCGACTCGCGGCTCACCCGGTATCGGAGGCACTGCAGCAACCGGCACTCTTGCACTCGATACCAGAGATGACTTGGCCACCGGCGACGGCGCTATTCTCTCTGATGGAGAGAACACCCTCAACAAAGGTATCTTTATAAGATCATTAGATAGAACTGTATTAGACGGTCAGCAAATTATTCTTGACTTTTCTGATAACACGGAATTCTTAGACGGCGCCGGGGCAGCACTTCAGAATCATACTATTACTATAATCGATAACGCCGACGCGACGAGTACATCCGCCGGCGTCCTTGGTTCGGTTGGCGCTCATGAGTGTCGTATTTCTTGTAGAGGTTCCGACAGCGGAGATTTGACCTCCGCGGCCACTTTGGCTAATCGTATCGTTCAGGCCTTAAAGCGTGATACCGGCTATTCTACAGGCGGCGGCGAGGCCGGCACGACCGAAGAATTTACCTTTGGAGCTTCATGGCAGCTGGGCGGCACAGCCGGCACGAATGATGACACCGCCGGCGGAGACTCCGGCGGCCTAACAACAACTCCTCTGGTGGCGTCTGTTGTTAACACTGACGGCGTAAAAATTCAAGCTAGAGGCTCTCAGGGTTCCGGCGTTGCTGATTATGCCAATAACTACGGGTGGTATGGCGGCCCCACCGGTGATACTTGGTCAGTAACTCCAACTATACAGTTAGCAGGTGGTGGCATCATGACTGATGCCGATGTCACTAGCGGTACTAGCACCGGTGCTTCCCGGGTGCGTCTTAAGACTGAAGGTGGTGATATAAGTGAGTTTACTGCGAATGGAACAGGCAGTTACGGCTTTCTCGTCAACCCGCACCTTACTGAAGCAACTGCTGATACTTTGACTGCCGAGAACTTGAAGGATGCTATTCACGCGCATGCTAATTGGTCTGCGGTTCGAGCGGGTGATATAGTCACTGTCACAAACAACGCTGACGTCGGCAACGCAGGAAATAGCGCGACTCTTTCAGTTGTTCCTACGCCGACTCACGCTGCGTGGACAGTGCAGGGATATGGGGATACTCTCGATGAAAAAGTCTTCATCTTGGGCGTTGAAACTACACTAGGGGAGTCATTTGTAACTTCTTCCAATTCAAATATGATTAAATCTGCCGGCCCCAATGCGCGCTTTGTCCTCGACATCCGCGATAATGCCGGAGAAGTTACAAAGTCAGTTACCTTTGATTTTGCCGATGGATCTTCAAAACACATTCGAAAAGTTTTTGATACAAATCCAACATTGATTAATTCCCTTATTACAACAAATTCTAAAAATTATTGGCTAGGTGAAACATACGAAAAAGCTGTCGAAACACATGTTTTAGCCAGCGCTGGTTCTCAAGAGGGTGATATTTTTGGTGTTGTGTTGGGCCTGGCAAAGTCGTCCGGCGGTGGCGCCGACGAGCAATGGGCTAATATGAGAATGGACGCTCAGCCGGCCAAATCTCCTTGGATTTTTAGTCAACATATGGGTCCAACAGGATCTATGAAACCTGCTGATTGTCAACAACTTTTCCGCTTTGTTTCACACCAGGCCGGCCAATGGGATATGCATAATCTAAAAGTTGCAATTGAGGATATTATGCCATCGACTAATGATAACAATCCTTTTGGCACCTTTACGGTTGTTATCCGCCGACTTAGGGATCACGATCAAGAACAACAAGTTGTGGAACGTTACAGTGGGCTTAGTTTAAACCCTGCTTCAAGAAATTACCTTGCAGCTAGATTGGGAGATCAATTTACAAGATTTGATACAACCCAGCGTCGCCTGAGAACATATGGCGCATATCGTAATAAATCTCAGTATCTTCGTGTTGAAATGAATCAAGAATTAGATGAATCAGGCATGGATCCGGCTTTGCTACCATTTGGTTTCGAAGCCCCTCCGCGCCCGTATAATTTCTCAATCCTTGGTGAGGCCGCCACCCCTTACGTTGAAGGATCTACTACGACGGCAGCTGCCGTCGAGACCAAGCAATTTGCGCAAGGCGAATCGATCGCATATGCCGGCAAGTCCGGTGCGTTTATCAGTGGCACCATAGGCTTTACCGGATCCTTCAAGTGGCCGACAATTACTTGTCGCGCATCTTCTGCTGATGGTGGGTTTAGTGATCCCAAGAAGGCATATTTTGGCTTTTACTCTGGTAAAACAACGTCAAATACAGATTTTGAACCCAGCACGCTAGATTTACTTCGTCCTCTTCCGCAATACCTTAAAGACGAAACTCATACTGCGGGAAGCAATACGGTATCTCCATTCTACTTTACATTGGATGATATTAGCGGCTCATTTACTTCTGATAGCCCAAATCCGGACGACGCAAATCACGTTCTGTGGATCTCTGGCTCACGCGCTGGTACATCTACTATCAACGGGTCATCGATCACCGCGAAGACGGCCGGCTTAGCCAATGATGGTACCGCCGGCGAAAGCAATCTATATCCGGGCGGCTGGCGATTCTTGCTTCAGAAACTAGGAATCAATCGTTTTATTGTTCCTATGCATGGCGGTTTCGATGGTTTGGACATCACAGAGCGCGAGCCCTTCACAAACAAAATTTTGCTAGCCGCCGCCGGCGATTCAAAAACTAGTTATGAATATAATACGATAGAAGAGGCAATTGATATTATTAGCTCTGTGGAGGATTATGAATTTAACATTGTTACAATGCCCGGTATTACTAACGCCGGTCTTACAGAAAAGCTCGTTGACGTTTGTACCGAGAGGGGGGATGCTTTAGCAATTATTGATTTGCCGGATGTATTTGTGCCCACTCCGGAAATTAAGAAAACCAACACATACGATAGATATGGCAATGTAAGAGAAGTTGTGGCAAACTTGCAAGATCGTAGCATCAATTCAAGTTATGGCTGCACATATTATCCCTGGGCTCTTATCACGGATGCATCATCCGACGTCAACTTAAAAGTGCCTCCTTCGGTGGTGGCTTTAGGAACGATGGCATCTTCTGAGGCGTCTACAGAACCATGGTTCGCGCCCGCGGGCTTTAATAGAGGGGGCCTGAGTGCTGGATCTTCCGGATTAACAGTTATTGGTGTCACGGAGAAACTCTCTGCTAAAAACAGAGATAAGCTTTACGAAGCCAATATTAATCCGATTGCATCATTCCCTGCGGAAGGAATTGTTGTTTTTGGACAAAAGACTTTGCAAATAACACCGTCTGCTTTGGACAGAATTAATGTTAGAAGACTTCTTATTTTCATTAAAAAGAATATCTCCAGAATGGCTGCGGGAGTATTATTTGACCAGAACGTACAAGTTACTTGGAATAGATTTGTTGGCCAAGTTGATCCCTTCCTGAAGGGTGTCAAGACACGCTTAGGGTTAGCGGATTACAAAATTATTCTTGACGAAACTACAACAACGCCTGATTTGATTGACAGAAACATCTTATATGCTAAGATTTTCTTGAAGCCAGCCCGCGCCATCGAATATATCGCAATTGATTTTATGGTAACAAGAACTGGTGCTTCTTTTGAGGATTAAAAAAAAATATTAATACTAGTTAATAATACAACATATGCTTTAAAGCATTACAAAAAACAGGAGAATTAATACAATGCCTTTTTGGTCAGACGTCTCAGCACAAGTTCCGGAGCCTAAAAGAAATTTTAGATGGCTTTTATACTTGGGCGGTATCCCCACTTGGATATGCAAAAAAGTTTCAAAACCATCTTTTTCCATTACAGAAATTAACCACGACTACTTAAATCACAAGTTTTACTACCCGGGCCGCCTGGAGTGGCAAACAATTGATGTCACATTGGTTGATCCTGTAACCCCCGATGCAACGGCTACAATTTATAATATTATTAGATGGAGTGGCTGGTCACCACCGGAAGATGCGTTTGACACCTTGACTATTAATAAGTCTGATGCTGTCTCCGCTCTTGGACGCGTGAGAATTGATCAAATTGGCACACAAGGCACAGTTGTGCCGTCTGTCCTGGGAAGCCCTCCCGAGGCCCAGACACATGATCCTGTTGAATCTTGGATTCTTTATAACTGCTGGATTAAAGATGTAAAGTGGGGCGAGTTGGATTATACTAGTGATGATTTGACTGAAATTACATTAACATTACGTTATGATTTTGCAAAGCTTAATAACGACAACGTATCGGTGTCAGGTATGCCTGCTCCGGAAATCATCGGCGCAGCTGGCACGACGGCCGCTCCTGGTACCCCCGAGGGTCTCGGCGCCGACGACGCCTAGCAAAAAAATATTTAAAATTTTTTAAAAATAAACTATAATAGACGAAGTTAGACATAAGAGAGGTAGAAATGTCTGTTAGAAATAATGATGAGCGCGTCCCGGCACGCACTCACGTTTCCGATCCGCCGGCGGCTGCAATACAGCCGCCGGCAGCCAATAGTTCCACTGGCTTAACTTTTGTGGTACCAACGGAATTTGTTGAATTGCCCTCAAGGGGTCAATTCTATTCCGCTTCCCATCCTTTGTGTGATCAGGAATCGATTGAAGTTCGCCACATGACGGCGAAAGAAGAAGATATTTTAACTTCCAGAACTTTGTTAAAAAAAGGTATTGCAATTGATAGGCTATTACAAAGCATTATTGTTGATAAACGCATAAAAGTTGATGATTTGCTTGTAGGTGATAAAAATGCAATTATTATTAGCACCAGGCGCATAGCATATGGTGATGAATATTCAACCAAAGTATCCTGCCCAGTGTGTAATACTGTCGGAGAACATACTTTTTTTCTAAGTGAAGCGGGGCTCACTTATCCGGATGACCAAGAAGAATCTTTTAGTAAGACAGAGAAAGGAACATTTATTGTTACTTTGCCAAAAATGGAAGTTGATGTCGAGGTGCGTCTTTTGAGCGGAAAAGATGAAAAGTGGTTAACTAAATCTATGGAACAAAAAAGAAAACATAGTTTAGGCGAAACAACCCTAACAGATCAAATGAGGCTATATATTGTTTCTGTGAGTGGAATAACAGATAAAACACAGCTTAATAGTTTTATTAATGTGGTACCGGCTTCAGACTCTAGATATTTAAGAAATATTTATAAGAAATTAAGTCCCAATATAGATTTAACACAAGATTTTTCTTGTTCCACTTGCGGTGCAGATGCACTAATGGAGGTGCCCTTTACTGCGGACTTTTTTTGGCCTCAGTAATAACTATATGGAGGCTGTTTACGAACAGTTTTTTGTCCTCAAATATCATGGTGGTTGGAGTTTTACAGAAGCCTATAGTTTGCCTGTCGGTCTTCGTACTTGGTTTCTTAGAAGATTGCAGAGACAATTTGAAGAAGAAAACGCTGCTCAAGAAGATGCTATGAGGAAGGCTAAATCAAAACGATAAGAAATAAGCCGAGAAATGCTTCTCGGCTTTTTTTATAAAATACTATTTACAATAGTATTATATTTACTCTTGGGAGACTTTCCATGGAAGAACAAAAGACCTTAACAGAAGATCAATTATCAAAAATGGTTGTTGATCTTGGTGTGGCGAGGAAAGAAAAGCTTAATGAATCTTGGCTTGGCATGTTTGGCAGCTGGGTAAAGTGGATTTTGCGTGGTATGTTCGGAGGCCCAGTGCCTGATGTTAAAATATCTGGTACAAAATCAGAAGTTGAAAGTTTTATGAATGTCTTGGCAAAAGAGAAAGATTATATGAGGCTGGCTCAAGATCACGGCTTAAGTGATGCCAGGACATATAAAAATAAATTCAAACTTGAAAAAGCAGCAAATACATTTTTTAGAAAAACGGGTATTAAGTGGCCATTTAAGTAGGGGGAAACTGTAAATGGCGTTAAAAGACGCAATAAGGCTTATTGAAAAGCTTGGCCTAGAGGCCGAAGAGGCTGAAGAGCTTATCGCCGCCTTAAAAGAAGAAGTACAAGATTTTTCTGGTAGTGCTCTTTCTGCTGAAGAAGCAGTTAGACGAATGAGCCTTAGTCTCGATGAGGCAACTAGAAAACAAGAGCTGGGTGCTCTCGGTGCACAAAAACACAAGCGTTATCTGGACGAACTATCTGATGGACTTGAGACGGTAGTTAATAAAGAGAAGGCGCATGCATATGCTTTAAAGGCTATCCGCGATGCGCTGAGAAAGAATGTTAAGGCACTAAAGGCAAATGCCGAAGTTAACAAAGATCAAATAGAAAACTTTGAAAAGCAGATTGCCGCATCCTCGTTGTTAGTAAAAAGACATCTTGAGGCTGCAGCCGCGGCCGACGGGCTGGGTAGTTCTTTTGATGGCTTAACAGGACGATTGGGCCCGCTAAGTTTTACAAGCGATAGTTGGAATCAATCTCTCTTTGGAATGATTGGCAATCTTGGCAGCGTAGAGAAAGCATCTTTCAGTATGGCAAAGGCCGCCGAAAAAGCATTTGCTGGAGTTCAGAATATAATAGGCTCCATGTCTATGAAAGTCATGGAAGGCACAACAATGATGATCGGAGCGTTAGACTCTGCGCAAGCTAGTTTCTATAAGTCGACCGGCGCGGGTGAAGAATATGGTGAGATAATAACGACTGTTAGGGATGAGACCTCTAGGTATGGCGTTACAATTGATGGATCTAGCGAAGCCTTAAAGGCATTATATGCTGGTATGCAGAGCTTTACCGATATATCTGAGACGTCTCGTATTGAGTTGGGGAGCTTTGTTGCCACAATGGATAGGATAGGTGTATCTTCTGATATATCAGTACCTTTGCTTAATACCTTTAACAAAACACTTGGTATGGGCGCGACCAAATCGATGGCGATGACCAGCCAATTAATTAAAGCCTCCCGCGCAATGGATATTCCGATTGCAAAATTGAGTTCTGATTTACAAGCCGCTATGCCAACGTTGGCTGCTTATAGCAGGGATGCTAAAAAACTCACAGGAATTTATATGGAGTTGTCGGCCATGGCAAAAGAAACTGGTGTTGAAACCAGTAGGTTATTAAACATAACAAGCCAATTTGATACCTTTCGAGGCGCCGCCGAAGCGACCGGTCGTTTAAACGGCATATTAGGTGGTGATTATCTCAATAGCCTTAAAATGGTAGAAATGTCAGAAAATGATAGAATTCGGGCAATTCACAAATCTATCAAGGCGCAGGGTAAAGCTTTTGGATCACTGGGTAAGTATGAACAAAAAGCAATTGCAGCTGCAATTGGAATCACTGATATGGACGAGGCTAATAGGCTTTTTGGTATGTCAATTGATGGACTAGATGCGAGATTAAATAAACTGGATAAGGGAGAGGCGACTTTGCTTTCTCCAGATGAACTACAAGAATTGGCTGATCGATCACGTAACTTTAAAGAATCGATTGAGAGCATAATGCAATCTATTTCTGCTTTTGTTGGCCCCATCGCCGCAGGATTGAAGACTGTTTTGGATTGGATGACGAAAATTGCCGGTCCAGTGATCACTGGCGGTATTCTTTCTTTGGCCGCCGCCATGACGGTTCTTACTTATGTAATGAAGCTCAAGGCAGCTGCAGCCGCAAGAGCAATTTTAATGGACGCGCAATTGGCAGCTGCCCAGGCCACTGTGGCAGCTGCCACTGAAGCAAATACCGCATCTAATCTCGAAAGTACCGTCGTCGAAGAAGGTGCAAATGCCAGAAGATCTACATCAACTTTGCTATATGGAGCCAACGGCCAAGCCATAGCAGCAAACACGATTGCAAAAGGAACTAATGCCACAGCCTCTGGTTCTGTAACCGTCGCCTTGGGAGCGGAATTAACCGCTACCGGCGCAAATACAGTTGCAGACGGCGTCGAGGCTGCAGCAACTGGTTTAAATACGGCTGCAAAAATAACAAATGCTCAAGCAAGCATTGTTTCGGCTGCTAAATATATGCTCTTGTTGCCAATTAAAGCTGCGTATACCGCGGCAATATATGCAGCTGCAGCTGGGTTGGCTATCTTAACTCCCATAACTTGGGCATATAGTGCGGCGCAAACAGTGCTTGGCTTGAGTAGTATCAAGGCAGCGCTTTTTGTCGGCCTCCTCGCCGCGGCACTGTTGCTAATAGGATACGCGCTTTTTGCCTCTATTCACTCCCCTCCCCTATATATCGGATTAGCAATATTGATTGGCTTGATGATCGGCTTGGCAATTGCCGGCGGAGGCGCCACAGGCCCAATGATGGCCTTCGGCGTAGCAATGTTATTTACCGGAGCAGCACTTATTATGGCCGGCGCAGGATTTTTGATGGCTGGAATAGGTGCTATTGGCTTTGGTGTCGCTCTTCTTATGGCAGCGGTTGCTTTGACTATTATCGCTATAGCCGTCGTTATTGTTGTTGCGGCTCTTGTAGTATTGGGTGCTAGCTTGGTATTAATAGGGTTGTTTGCTTTGCTGGCAGCTCCTGGTTTGGTTATGTTTGCCGCAGCGATAGTAATGCTTACTGGTGCGCTCGTTATTTTTGCTCTTTCATCCTGGTTAACTCTACCTCCGCTGATTGCGTTGGGTGTTGTTGTCGCCGTTATTGCACTTTCTATGGCACATATGTTTGAAGCCATGGCCGCCGGATCCGCCGGCTTGATGAATGTTACAAAAAATCTGAAGGATGTCGGACAAGTTATGTCGGCTATGCCAACCTCTTCTGTGCTTAAATTTGCTTTATTGACCGAAGGGTTCGAAAACCTAGCAGAAATGGGCCCAGAAGCGTCTGGTGTACTTACTGCAGCTGCCGAGACGATAAAAGCGACAGTTGGAGTTGACGAAACAAAAGTAAGAGCGTTGGAAAATATGATGATTCAAATTAACGAAATGGGTACCGGTACTGTTGTTGCTGCAGCTCTTGGTGGCCTTTCGTCGATGATTGGTAATCTCACAACTACGCTAACAGGTGCATCGGATGTTGAAGAGAAGGGTCAAGACGTCCTCTTGGTAATGGATACGGCGGGAACAAAAGTTATTGCAAAAGCTGTTGAGACATATCTCAACAAGAAACATAGCGCAATTGTAAGGAGGTCATAAAAAATGGCAGGAACATTTGAGGGTGCAGATAATTCTGATTTTCTTTTTGAAGCGGGCCAAAAAATAATTTTTCAAAATGCACGACAGTATGAACAAAATGCTGAATTTAAAGCTTTTTTGACAGCTTATGAAGATAAATTTGATTCTAAATGGAATGAACAGGAGGTTTATGCTCGAATGGATCCAATTATGACCTATCAAAATACTAAAAGAACAATTAATTTTAGTTTTGACGCGCCGTCATATGGTACCAAAGAAGCAATGGTAAATATGGACATGGCTCAGATAATGATTCGTTCCATGTATCCGACATACAATGAAAACGCCTCCGTAGCAACGTTGTCGGAGGCGCCTATATTTAAATTAAGTTTTGGTAATTTAATCCAACACCCGTCCGGAGATGAATTTATTTATGGTGTTATAAAATCATTTTCGTTTAAACCAAAGCTGGAAGCCGGCTTTTTTACTGAAGGCGGCGGAGGTCTATTTGGTGGAGGAGCCTCGATGTTTGTTCCAAAAACACTACAAATTAGTTGTGAGTTTACAGTGTTGCACTCCCACGCTTTGGGATATAATAATTCAGTATTTAGAGGGCCCGGCGAAACTTATCCATATGGTACTGGTAGACTGTCTATGACGACTGCCCACACTGCAAAGAATTATTCTGATCCAAACAGTGCCGCGGCATCCGTCGCCCACGGCCAGGCGTCCAATATGCTTGGTGGCGATCCTAATGCGGCCGACCTTGAGATGTCCCACACCGCACCAAACGATTAAATAGGAGAAAAAAATGGCAGTTTCAAGATATGCGCTAAGACACAAGACCCTAAATACAAATGAAATTTATAAAGATCTTTTTAAATCTCGTGGTGTTGTCGGGATTCATCATTATAGAAGTCCGACACTGGTATATCCAACCCAATCACAAGTTGCCAGACTTCACTTGGCACAGCATATATGGAAAGTCGGAGATAGATATGAAAAATTAGCTTTTAGAGCGTTTGGAGATTCGAGATATTGGTGGGTGATTGCCTGGATAAACAAAAGGCCGGGAGATTTTTCTAACGAGATTGGTGATGTTATATTTATACCTATTAATTTAGAGGAGGCGTTGTCTGTTCTAGAGACATAAAATAAATTATGGTAACAACCACCAAACAGACGATCGAAAATGATATTGATGCGGCATACGAAGCGCGCTTTCAGGCGCAATGTTTTTTAATGAGAAATTTATCGATGGGCTTGACCGGGGGAGGAACAAAGTTTAGTGTGAATAATCCCGTGGGTGCTTATAAGAATTTTTTTAAAATCAAGACGCCACCGTCGGGGGATATATACGAACTAGTAAGCAAGATAACAAATGTTAGCGGCGCCGAAGAACTGTTCAAAATAACATCGAAAGAACTTGCGCATATGCAGCCGATGATACGATTATTTAAAGTAATTGGCGAGTCCACAGAAAAAGATAGGGTGGTTGAATTTCTTTTTAGTGAAGGGAGTTTTACTGCCGGCAGTTCCCCGGTTTCTATTTTTGCAGATATGAGCGGCAGAGGCCAAGATGTTGGAATCGAGAGTGTGAATTTTGAACTTTTAGCATCACAGCCGGCTGAGATTTCTAATAATATAAGGTGTACACTCAAAATATTTTTTCAAAATCTTACGTCTTTAACAAAAAAAAGAACGTCTCCGGATGGCGAGGAGTATACTTATTCTGATTTGATAGTCCGGCCTCCTGGCCGCGGAAATGAAACTAGATATCATGCAGAGGATTATCGTATTAAATTAATGGTTGGCTGGGCTAGGCCAAATACAGCGGACATAAGCACTAACTTAAAAGATATTTTGCACAGCACACAGACTACTCTAAATTTAACTTTGAAGAATCATACGTTTGATTTTAGAATAGATGGTACTGCTTCCTTAGAGATTGAATATCACGCGTGGGTCGAAGGCGCCCTATCCGCCCCGGAAACTGATCTATTAATTCCCGATGCTGAAGATAAAAAACGCCAAGATCAGATCAACGCTAGCCTGGAGCGCTCGCAAACCGACCGACAAAAACGCCTAGAACAAACCGGCCAGTCCCCCGGTAGCCCGGGCACAAATCCAGACTCTTCGTCCACCGAAGATATAGATGAGAGCATCAAATCTCAGCAAGAGGCGCGCAACCGAATTAATTCCACCCTTCGTGCGAAAACCTATAGAAAGATTTTAGATAGATTTTTTGATCCGGACGACCAGGGCGCAACGATTTTCTTTATGGATGTTGATTTGTCACAAGTTGGTCGACACGGCCGAACCCCCGCCGCCGGTCAGCACGCCGCCGCCGTCGCCGGACAGGGGCCCCAAGGAAGCCAAAAAATTCGAGACGAAAGCCAATCATCTCAAGCAAAAAACTGCGCAGATTTGATTGCAAACTACAATAAAATAGTGGGCACCCAGGGGGAGATGGTGACGTCGACCACTCGGTCCGGAGAAGTCGATGAGGCCGTTGATCAGATCGCTAAGCAGGGAACAACAGAGTGGGTTGTTGACGATCAGACTAGAGAGGAATCTTCGCAAAAAGCTACCGAGGCGCTTAAAAAGCTAAAACCTGGCTTAAGCCCCTTAGACGCTACAAAAGTAAGGGTGATGTATTTCTTTTTTGGTGATTTATTAGAAGCTTGCTATGACGTACTGAATGAGAGTTCTGATTATAAGAAATCTCCTGTTTCCAAAGTAAGATTATTGGTTGGACCAATGTCTATCGTTAATCCTTGTGATCTTTCTATTTCTGCTGCAATCAGCATTGCAGATATACCTATTTCTTTGCACCTTTTTCAAGCCTGGTTTGTCAAAAAAGTGATTTCTCCACAAAGAGATTCTTATTTGCTAAGGAACTTAATTAATGATTTAATAGGAGAGTTATTACCGGCAGCAATGGGAGAGCAGTGTGTTGATAGTGAAAGTAAGGTTTTCACTTCGATAAACACCCAGGCGATGAGCGTACAGCTTTCTGGTCTTAAGCCGAACCTCACCGGCGGAAGTGTAAAGGTGGATGATATCACGCCAGTTTCAGCTGCGTGGTTAAAAACTGCAGACGCACCGGTATATGATTTTTTGTTGTTGTACGCGAGAGGACATAGATCTGGTGCGCTCTCCGGCCAACGAATGGATGATTTAAGAAAAGGTATATATTATTTTACTCTGGGTTCTGATTCTGGCATTATTAAAGGCCTTACTTTTGAAAAAAATGATGCCCCATTTCTCGGTGAAGCGAAAGTAATAGGCACAAATAATATAGCTAATGATCTAGGTGGAGGATCTATATATAATTTTAATGCTGAATTG